CCCCAGATGTTCCCATTGATAGTAAGTTTGAACCAGTTCCTAAAATAGCGGATAAAGACTCAGCCATGGCAACGCCACCTGCTTGCTTTAACTCGCTTGGATTAACTGGGTTATTTTTTCCACGACGTACTTCAAAGTGCAAGTGAGGACCAGACACATTTCCTGTATCACCAGACTTACCAATAATTTGTCCACGCTTTACAGTTTGACCAACACTTACAGAAACTTCTGACAAGTGACCGTATAAAGTTTGATAACCGTTTCCGTGGTCAATTTGCACAGTCTTTCCATAGGCTTGACCAGGATTATCATTAAATACAGTTCCATCAAGGGCTGCTACTACAGGAGTTCCAACAGGGCATGGATAATCGTCACCTGTGTGAGTGCCCTTCCACATCTTTCCTGTGTCGCCGTACTTTGCACCTACAACACCGCCCATAATTGGTGAGATAGCCCCTTGTGTTTGAGTTCCCATACCAAACGAAGCACCAAAGGAATAACCAGTAGAACCACCGCCACCGTATGGGTTTGCAATAGCACCAGCACCTCCACCAACAAGACCTGCTAAACCGACATAAGGATTACCTGTTGCTAGACCTGTAAGTCCTCCCTGTCCTACGTCAAAAGCAAAGTTTCCTCCTGTACGAAGCCAGTCAGGAATTCCTTCAATGTCATTTAACTTTCCTTGCAGAAACTCAAGACCTGTGTAAGTAGCACCAGCAAGGCCGAGTTTTCCTAAAACACCTTTTACTAATCCGCCTTTTCCTTTAAGTACACTACTAGCCTTTCCTCCAAGACTTTTTATAAATTTTCCAGCACCTAAGGCTCCAAGTATGGTTCCTGCACCACCTAAAAAACCACCAGCAGCAATACCTAATCCAGCACCAACACGACTTTGACCAATACCGCCTAAAAGTCCACTTACGTAACCGAGTTGGTCAGCAAATCTTTGTAGTTGCCTGTTTGCTCCTTCAACAATATCTGCAGCATTTTCCATGCCTTTAAGAACAGGCTTAACATACTCATTTAAAGTCTCTACGTCTGATTGCACAATGCGTTTTTGTGCTTCTAATGGGTTTTGACCAATACCTAATTTTGCAAGGTCAGATTCTTGACCCCCTGCTTTTTGAATAAACTTTTGAAATAAAATTTGTTTTTGGTCTTCTGATAACCCAAGAGAGTTAGCAGTTGCTCCCAAAATACCGCCTTGAATACTGTTCATCGTTTCTTGAACAGTCATTTTTTCTCTACCAGCAGTCATACGCTGATAAATTTGTTCCATAATTTCATTTGGATTACGGAACTGACCTGTCTCCATGTTGTATGTGCTAATACCTGCACTGTACAAACGTGCACTCATTCCGCCTTGAGTAAATCCAGAAAGTGCAACAGCAGCATTTTCGTTAGCCATGTTCATGTAACGTGCTGCTCCACCTATTTGACCAAGCAATGCTTGATACTGTGGGCTTCCTGGCATAACACCACGTGCAGCCAAAATTGCTGCAGTTGCTGCTGGTGACTGTTCACTTGTAATGCCAAGACGACCTAAGCCTTGCATTGTCATAGAAGTTACTTGTTGATAACCAAGTCCACCAGAACGTAAAGATGCACCGTAATAGTTAGCAGAACTTGCCATTACAGAGGTTACAGATGGAACTGCAGCCAATGCTCCAGCAATAAGTCCCGTGCCCATTTGGGCTGCTCCTGCAGCCACTCCCCAAGCACGAGAGCCGTTAAAAGTCCCTAAACCAAGAGTGTGTCTTGCATCTTTGTAATGCTGTTGAAACTCTTGATTAACGCTTTCTCGGCTTTGTCCACTAAAAGTGGCTTTTTCCATAGAAGGCATCATGCTGCCTCCAGCACTGCCTATTCCACGGTCACCGCCTGTAAGTGCAATAGCACCAGGGAGTTTACTTGCACCAGAACCTACACCTTTGAGTTTTTGCTCAATGGTGGTGAGTTTTTTGACAATCTTGTCTAACTCGTCGTTAGTTTTTCCTAACGAGTCGTTAATTTCTGCCATGTCAACTCCTAATATCCTTCTTTAGCAAGTGCTATCCAATTTTTTCTTTCTCTAACTGAAAGTTCTTTAATCTCAGTTAGAGTCCATCCTTTATGACGGTCCGACAAAGCCAGCCATTCAGCCATCAACGTCGGATACGTTGTGATACTAGAAACGAAATAAGGTTCCTAAATTAATAGGAATCAGTACCTCGCCATCTCCGCAATCTGTGCATGGTAGTTTGATTTCGTCAAACACTGGTCCCATGGCGTTTTTGTTCAAGGCTTCAGCAATAGTTCTACGGTCACTAATACCTAGGTTCTGTACCTGTGCCTTACCTAATACTGGACTTCCGTTAATAGTGATTACACAGTTTTCTAACAAAATGGTTGTTAGTTCTGAAACTGTTTTATCTGTGTTATTAACTAAGTCTTTTTGAACATGTCCTGTTGGAAGAACAATTTCTACAGGTCCGATTTTGCAATCTACTGTAAATTTACGCTTGTATGGGTCAGCCATTTTACGAATCTCAATGTCGTGGTCAACGTCTACCTTAACGTCAATAAACTTATTTTCGTTAATACAAACGCCTTGAATATCTGCTGTGTTACCAAATGTTGCTTTGTAAATACCAATCATAATTGCGTCTCTGTCACCTGCAAGCAACCCATCAAGCATTTCTTCAGTAACTGGCATATCACCAATTTTTACTGTTCCACGTTGAAGGATTGTTAGAAGAGCCTTGCCCGTACTAGATGAACGAGCAATTGCTTCTTCGTCTTTGCCATTTAATTCACGAACTTCTACTTGCTTAATGACTTCCCCAGCGGGAGTTATGTACCCGCCAGGGAGAGTCACCAAGTTGTCAGAAGGAAGCATGACGGCTACAGGCTCTGGTGTTTCTTCAACGTTTGCCAGAGTTTGTGCAACCATCTGATTTACAAGGTCGGGATTATCTGCCGCTTTTACAGTGCTACCTGTTTTTGTACTCAATTTGTGTACCTATCTTTCTCGTATTAGGAAATTGCTGGTGCTGGTGTGAATGTTCCTGCGTTAAATGTAGCCCATGAGCAATCAAAACCTTCATGCACAAGAGTCATTTGTTCAACGAACAAAGAGTTATCTCCAGCATTTAGGTCAGAATATGCCACTGCTGTAGGCCAAGCGTTGTAGACCTTGAAACGCATTGCTACGTCATCTACACCTTCCTTGGCTTCAGCAACAGTTGGGATTGGATGTGCAAGGACTTTGATTTCTACATCGCAACGGAAGTCTTGAGCAACTCCACGAGTAGCACCGCCTTGAACAGTTGCGAAAAGGTTTCGCATCCAGTCCCATTGAGCCTTCTTACCCATCATTACACCATGTTGAAGTGTAACTGGTTGGAAAGAGGTTTGACCAGGGATTTGGTGAACAGTGGTGTTGTAGCCACCTTCACGGTAAGGAATCGAGTCTGTTGTTACGGCTAACCCTGATACTGAGGTGAAACCCATGGTGGCAGTTGTAATGCCGCTTAGGTTTGTTGCAGATGGGTTTACCGCTGAGAACGAGACAAGAAACCGAAAGTTACGAATCGGGTCAGTAGCAAGTGCTGAACGATTCTGGTAAATAGTTGCCATTTATCTGCATCCTTCTTTCTTAGTTTGCTGTCTTCTGGCTCAAAGTGATAATTACAAATTCTGCTGGATATTGCAAAGCAACTCCAACTTCAATGTTCACTTCGCCTTGAGCAATCAGATTGTCAGGGTTGTTTTCAGCATCGCACTTTACATAGAACGCTGCTGCTGGAGTTCCTCCACGTAGACCGCCTTGATTGCGATATTCGTTTAGGAAACCTGTGATTGCGGTGTTAATACGCTCCCACAATTTTTCATCATTGTTTTCAAACAATGCGAATTGAGTTAAATCATTCAACTTTTTACGAATGTAAATAAGAGAACGACGCATGTTTACATATTTGTTTGCTGTTCCGTCTTGAAGCAAAGTGCGAGCACCCATTACTGAAATACCAGCACCTGGCAAAGCACGGATTGCGTTTACTGGACCAGAAGCAGAGTTCATGCTGTCTAGTTCAACAGATGTAAATGTCTTTTCCAAAGAGATTGCTCCTTGGACCGTAGTACCGATACCTGCTGGAGCCTTGAATGGGCCAGTGACTGCATCAGTGTTCATGTAGATACCTGCTATTGCACCTGATGGACCAATTTTGCGGATAGCACTTGAAGAGCGTCCTACTGGGTCAGTGACGTAATAGTGAGGGTAGTACACAGCAGCATGACCTGCACCTACAAGAGAAGTACCCAGTGCAATTGCTTGAGTAACTGTTCTTGATTCTGGAGTTTCAACAACAAGGAAGTGAAGCCCCTTTTCTGCAGCCCAATCAACTAATTCCTGATAAAGAGTTACTGCGTTTGATGAACCAATCACAGTATCTAGTGCTGGTAAAAAGATAACCAACGGACGGTCAACTATGTCAAAACTTGCAGACACACCTTCAGAAAGGCTTTGGTAGTCACTAAGGGTAATAGCACTTCCGTTTGTTCCTGTAGTTAATGGGTAAACGGCTGATGTGCTTGGTGCGTTAATCAAATCAACAACATCAACAGTTACATACTTGGAAACCAAGTTAACAACTGTTTCAAGGAAGTCGGATGATGTTTCGCTGTTTACAACAACGTTCTCATATGTTTCAAGAACAATATCGTTAGATACGTCAGAGCCAGTTCCTGCTACGCCTTCTTTGTAAACAACAAAATTGTAGTAAGCAGCACCTGCTGTACCTGCAGATAATTTAACACGAAGGTTGTTTCCATCGGCTCCTTTTTCTTTTGCGGTTACGTTGATAACTGCACCAGAACCAGAAGCACGACCTACAACAGCAACTGCTGCTGTTGCATCTGAAGCCAGAATACGCTTTACGTATAGGTCACGTCCTCCATTTTGGAAGAAAGCAGCAACTTGGAATGTTGCTGGGTATGAGGCGTTATAGCCTCCAAAAGTCTTAGTAAATTCATACCAAGAACTTACTAAGGTAGTAGCGGTTGGGCCACTGGCAAACGGAGCAGCGACTGCACCTGCAGCGTTTGCGGTTCCTGCAGCAACGATTGGTGCTGCAAGCAAGCGTTCACTGATGTAAACACCTGGGCGTTTGTAAACTGCCATTTGTTTTTTCTCCTAACTAGTTGGTTTAAAGTTGTTACGAATTATTCCGAAATTGTGAACGTACCTGGACCAGCAAACTCACCACGAGGAGTAAGTTGTGGACCTGACAAGTTAATTTCCTGTACCTTGTAGAGTTCTTTGTATTGTGTAAGTGGCATCTCACTTGAGACACGCACAGTTATTGCATTGATGAACAAACGCTTTGCTTGTTCAACAGTATCTCTTTTCGAGACATCTAACACATCGAGACGACGTACTGTCGTATCTTCAGGTGATAGAGACCCG